CGAACATTTAAACTACACGGAATCAAGTCCCAATTGAACGCGTGTATCGATCATAGCTAGGTGTGGACTGAAACATGCCGCGGTATTCGTCATGTATCCATCATCTAGCACGATATTGTCATGGGTAATTCGGAATTCAGGTCTGTCGACCATATTCCAGGGAGGCATTATGAACTCATGACTCTTTGGTACAAGAAAAGATTTGACAACATCCAAGACGTCATCGTTGAGACCTATCTTTCTGTACTGATTTTCTTGAAGCTTATGGTAGATACCAAGAGCTTTTTCCTCCCCAATCGGCATAATGTAATGCTGATTGATTTGATTCGCCACCTTTATACTCCAGTCGATTTTCCAGGAGTCAAGCCGTTTTGTGCGAATCTGTATTACGGCTGCAATGAGTTGTTCTTGAAATGAATTGTAATCCGTGGTATCTCCAAAATGTGCGAGACGAAAATCCTCTTCGTATAAACCTTTAAATGCACCATACGTAGCATGCATGGTTCGGAACTTGATTTCCGATACACAGAGACGTCCGTACATGTCTTCAATGTGTCTCGCTACTATCTCCCTTGGATATTGCTGCATGAACTGACTTCTTCGTTTCTCCATCAAACCTTCCAATACAGGAGGAAGCGGAAAATGCTTAGAATATCCTTTCTCAGTTTCTCCTGGGAAATCGCGTACGAGTATTGCTTCTGCCAAGTAGTCTTCAAACTCATAGACTCTGCAATCATCGGTGAATGCACGGTAGGTTCTGTATCCCTCATCACCAGGTCTTAATTCTGGACCTTGGCCAACTCTTAGACCATAATCTACTAGTGCACGAGTCATTTCAGGAAACTGACGATCTACCATTTGCGTCCATTCTCTTGGAGTAGTTGGGAGGAGGAGTTCGTCTTCCGAATCAATGTCTTCCCACATGCCCTCATCGCTTTCATCATCGGACAGCATACCCGATTCCTTGAAAACGTTCGTGGCATTCACAGCTTCAAAAGCAGTTTCGTACATACAAATTGTTTTTTCATATCGATTAATGATGTCCTGCTCTGTGGGTGGCTTATAGAAGTCGGCAACTCTAAAATTCTCTTCATCGACAGTTGTTGATGCAATCTCATCCATCGCCTCACGGAATTCAGTGTAACGATGGTGATGACCAAGATAGACCTCGTAAATTGCAGATATCATATTTTGGGCACAAACTTGCGCTCTAGGTTCAATCTGCCCTTTCTTGACCTTCCGTCCAATAACAAGAGACCGGATGATGGAATCCCACTCTAGGGATCCAACTGTCGCACCTATGACTGGATGTTTGTAGAACTTCCTCTTGAGAAAGGATAATTCTTCAACATTCTTAAACGGAACTTCAGAGATCTTCTTCGATGCATCGGTGTACTTGACACCAATCACGTCCAACTCTTTGGCTACTGATTGCATATTGAACAACTTCTCTTCCTTGTTTACGTTGAAGGTATTGTCATCACCAAAGGTCATGAGTGCAACCATTTCGTGAAACAATGGAATGTCTCCAAGTTTGAGCATCAATTTTGTGTCACTCCACAAGTCTTTTTGATGGAGAGAATAATAGGCATATCGCATGTACAGACAGTTAATAATACCGTTAAGGATGACGGTCAAGGCGTGACCACTGGGATTTGATCCAAAGGCTTTTATAATCAGCCCATCTATCTCATAAATAGGGAATACTATCTCAGTTGCAATGCCATCTATAACTTTTAAAACGGCATCAGATGCACCACAACGTTGAAGGATGCGTCGCAATATCTTGAAAGCTTCCAGGGAGAATTCAGGTCGAATTTTGGTATCAAAAGATGAATAATCTCCATCTCCACATCGATCTGCTCCGTATTGAGAAATAAAATCCTTGAAGAAAACCCAGTCCTTGCCTGTAGCGTCAATACCAACTGCACTTTCGAAAATCGTAGGAAAATTGGACATAGCATTAATCAATGGAAGAGTAATCATTCGAGTAACAATCACCAAATCAACGGGCGCCCCTGCAAATACGCGAATTTTGTTCGCTGCTATTTTCTTGTAGGTAAGCGCTTCGTCTTTTAAATTAGTTCTCATGATGGCATTAATTCTCTTTCCATCGACAAAAGCATCGAGAATATTATCAACACACTTCCTGATATCAATTCGCTCAGGATCAAAAATCAACTCCCAAGAATATACTTTCTTCCCGTCAATCTCTTCCACTTTTTGGAATTTGTAGGATTTTAATGCTATCTCTTCATCCAATCCATGCTCCAGAAATTGGTACTTGGGCTTGTTCAGAGGAAACCCCATTGAAGTTTTAGGATTGATACAATCAAATCCTCTAACCTGGGGTTGTCCATTGATTGCTACATCCATTGTAAGTGGGTGCACAAATTTTCGAAATGAACAATCATCCTGTAGCAAAGCTTTTTCAATCTTGTCCAGATAATCATCGGACGCCAAAGTGACGAATCGTGGGTTTGCAGGGTGCAATTGTGTTGTAACTCCTGTCAAGTGTCTGTGACGTGAGGGGCGTACTGCTTTCTTCTCTGGTGGTCCAAATTGCTGATCTGTCACGAATTTTTCAATGACTTTATCTGCAATTGGAGTTTTATTTATACTTGTGGAAAATTTACTCAAAGGAATGTCATGTTGACCATAAACCTCCAAGTTATAAGTTTCCTCTTCAGATAGAAAGTTAATAGGGCTCCGCACATGGCTGTTGGGAGTGACATTGTATGCCTTTCCCAATGCTATTCCAGATAATGGTGTAGTTTCACACACATGAACATTACGCATATTTCTTGTCTCCAAAGCTGCATCACGTGAAATAATAGCGCCAACTCCATAGTCCACATCTCCTCGGTGGCCAGCTGCATGCACAGCGATAACCACAGGATTGCGTGTAAGAGTTACAATGATGGAACCACACATACCAGGACTTGTCTCTCCTTTATACGTTATTGCATGATATGGTTCAAGACCTTGTGGTGCAATATGTTCGACTGAACGAATCTCCGTAATGAGAGCGTAGGAGGAAGGATGTTTATAGTCCTCCGGATCTCCATCTGCAAGAGAGATGTGATTGTTGATAACAGCGATAGGTGTTCCGACTTTAATGATATCTTCGTCGAACTTGGGCAACATTGCTTTGGAGAAATCGAAGACATCTCCTGACTGGCTAATGTGAGCAACAATCAAATCGGTTCCAAAAATGGGCCTGTAATTGGCTTCATTAATAATACACGAAAAGGTCTTTATGCCCGTTGCATTCGCCATTTTGAAATCACAGGAGATACAGGGCCCCAAATCCATTACATGACCTACTAGAATCCATTCACTTGCGCCAATGGGAAAAGCATTGCACCATTGTCCATTGCCAACCCGTTGACAAGTACTTTCATCATAACAGTAATATTTAACATTATACAAATTCCGATCAATACGGGAACACAACTGTTCGTAAGTACAAGATTGAGAATACTCTGGGTAGGAAGGAACGTTGGAATACACCAAACG